AGCATAAATGGAAGCACTACACAAACTGTAAAAGGAAGAACTGGCGATGCTTATACAAAACAATATTCTTTTGATATATCAGGAAATAGTTTTCCAGTTACTTTTCAAGTCTCTCGCTTAACTGATGATGACTCAACTATAAATGCAAATAGCTCAGATGAATTAATAAATCATACAAGTGGTTTTGTAGTTGCCTCTTATCAAATGATTAAAAATTTTGATAATCCTATTTCTGGCACATACTCCCAATCAGGAAATACAATTACTGTAAATACTGGTGAAGACCATACAAAAATAGTAGGAGATAGTTTAGGGTTTAATTTTCTAAATGATGGTAGTAATAATCAATTTGGGTTTAGTGGAAATAATCAAATAAGGAATAATTCATATACAGGACCTTCCAATGGTAATTTCACAGTAACTACAGTTATTAGCTCTACTGCTTTTACAGTTCAACATACTGAATCAAAAAATGTTGTTAATGGTTCTTGTACTTTTAGTAGAGTATTAAATTATCCAAACTCAGCTTTAGTAGGATTAAAAATTGATGCAGAGCAATTTAATTCAATACCCAAAAGAGCTTATTTAATAAATGGAATTAAAGTAAGAATACCAGCAGCAAATTCAACTGGTACACCAGTTGTAGTAAGAAATGCGAGTCAAGCTGCGAGTTTAGGTATAGCTAACGCAAGTCAAATAAAAAGTTTTGGATTTATACATTATCCAAATGGATATATTTTTAATGGTCAACTGACAGCAGCCCAATATACAAATGATCCTGCTTTTTGTTTATTAGATCTTTTAACTTCAGAAAGATATGGTACTGGTCAATTTATAAAATTATCAAATTTAGATATATATTCTTTTTATGCAATTAGTAAATACAGTTCAGAATTAGTTAGTTTTAAAGATCGAAGAAATACTGGACAAGTAGAAACAATAAAAGAACCACGTTTCTCACTTAATTGCGTATTAAGAAAAAGACAGGATGCTTTTAAAGTTATAAATTCTCTTTGTTCTGTATTTCGTGGGATGCCACTTTATACTGCTGGATCTATTACTTTAATACAAGATAAAAACGGTCTAGACCCATCATTCTTATTTAATAAAACAAATGTCACTAAAGAAGGATTTAATTACTCTGGGGTATCACGAAAAACTCGTGCCAATGTAGTTGTAGTTAAATATTTTGATAATGAATTAAGAGATTCAGCTTATGAAGAAGTTTTAGATCAAAATGAAATTGATAAGTATGGTGCAATTTCTAAAAACATTGATAGTTTTGGGGTAACATCAAGGACTCAAGCTAGAAGACTTGGAAAATGGTTTTTAACGACACTTGCTACTGAAACAGAAACAGTTAGTTTTACTACAACATTAGAAGCAGGAGCCTTATGCAGGCCGGGAATGTTGATTGAAATACAAGATGAAGTTAAAAGTGGTGTTAGGCGAGCAGGAAAAATATTTAATTTACAAACAGTAGGTGGAAATCATGTTATAACAACTGACCAAAGTAACTTACCAAACTTAAACGGACATTTAAGTGTGATAATGCCAAATGGACAAGTTAGTAAAAAAACAGTTCAATCTATTGATGTCGTTAATAAAAAAATAACAATAAATGGTAAATTTCAAATAAAAATAAATGATTCAAATGGTAATTCACCATTTTTAGAATCTTTACAAGAAAATCCTGATTATATTCCTACTTTTCAAGACACTAATCCTAATCTAGGAAGTACATGGGTCTTAGAAACTACTGGGACTTCTAGCCAGACGATTCTTTCACAACAATACAAAGTTGTTTCAGTAGAAGAAGGAGATGATTACACATTTAGCATCTCAGCCGTTTCTCATAATGAATCAAAATATGCTGCGGTTGAACAATTAGAGACTTTAGTTCATCGTGATCTTACAAATTTAGATGAAACTCCATCAGCACCAGAAAGGTTTGCAGTGGCTAGTTTATCTGATGGAACTACTGTAAATTATCCTATTGAGTCTTTATATAAATATAGAGATCAGATTAAGGTAAGAGTTATTGTTCAGTGGAAACCTGTAGAGGGTATAAGCAAATATGAGCTTATATATAATCAAGACAATAAATCAGAAATTGTAGTTACTACTCAAAGTCCTAGTTTTGATATTGACGATGTAAATGTTAATACAGCTACCAGTTCAATTTTTAATTTTCAAGTAAGAAGTGTAAGTGCGTCAGGAAAAAAATCAGCAGATACTTTATCAACATCTTTAATAGTACAAGGTAAAAATACACTTCCAAGTCAAGTTAGTCCTGATTTTTCTGGTGAAATAGATTCAAATTTAGGTATAAGACTTTCATGGACTCCATTAGAAGCTGTACCACCAAGTTTTAGTGATCTTGATATAAGAGGTTACATAGTCAAAGAGGGCAGTAATTACGATACTGGAACTTTAATTGGAGAGTTTGATACAACTAATGTTCTTGTACCGACTTTGCCAAGTAAAAATGATAATGCAAAAGTTTATTCAATAAAAGCTGTAGATTCAGATGGAAATGTAAGTGCAGATGCTAGAACAACATCAATCAGTATCAATAATCCATCTTCTGTAGATATAAACACTATTTCGCAAGAATATAAAGATGATAATTTAATACTTAATTGGACAGAGCCAACAATAGGAACTAATCAATTTGCTATTAAAGAATATGAAATTTTTGATGATGCTACAAGTTTAGGTAGGGTTAGTTCTACTACTTTTACGTTGCCTGTTAATTTTAATAGTGACAGAAATATAAAAATAAAAGCATTTGACATTCTTGGGAAAGAAGGTTCTTTTACAGAAAAGACTATATCTTTTACAAAAACAGAAGCACCTAATATTAACTTTTCTTTTGAAGGTACAAAACTTAGATTATTTTGGACAGAACCTACACAAGGAAATACAAAAATTAAAGAATACGAAATAAGACGAAGTAATAATTCAATTACTAATATAAATCAGGCAACGCTAGTAGATAAAATAAATTCTGATAGTTATTTGTTAGATATTGATTCAACTTTTGTAGTGGGAACGGCTGTTAGGTTTTTTGTTGTAGCTTTAGATGCAAATGGTTTTAGAGGTGATGTAGGTAGAACTGGAATTTCTAATTACCCTGATCCTGTATTAGCTGCACCACCAGCCCCACAAAATCTAACAGCAATTATCAAATCAGATAGTGCTTTTGTTAGCTGGGACGCTGTTTCACCTTTAAATAATGGATTACCAATAAATGACTATAAAATATATAGAGAATCTGGGACGGCTACAACTGCTGGTATAGCTGACTTTCAACAAAATGGAACGCAAATTACAGAAAGAGTTTTATGGACAGATTTGCAACAAAAATATTTTGTTAGAGCAGTAGATACAAATGGTAATCTTGGGGCTTTAACAGAAGTTTTATTTACTGTAGCTTCGCCAAGTGCAGTTACAAATTTAAGAAACGAAGTAATAGATAATAATGTCTTATTAAGATGGACAGAAAGTTCAGTCGCATCTAATCAGCTACCAATAATTCACTACAACATATATAGAAATACAACTGCTTCTGAAAATTTAGTTGGTCAAAAACAAGGAACTTTTACAACGGTGTTTGAGCAAGTCGGTGGTGATTTTACATATATACTTTTGCCTGTTAACAGTGCAGGACTTGAAGGTAGTCAAGCATCAACATTAGCAAGGGTTAATCAACCTCCTGATTTTGTGTTAACAGATGAAGTTGACAGTACATTTAGCGGTACGATAGTTAATGGGTTCTTATCAGATGGAGGTTTGTTCTTCAATGTTAATACTACAAGAACTTGGAAAGAACACTTTGACCCTAACAACAACGATACGTCTAGAACTTTTGGGGTTTATGGTGCTACCACTGTTTATGCTTTACCTACTGAAAACTCAGGAAGCTACGAAGAGGTCATAGATACAGGGGCAGATATTGCGTCAACCAGAATAGAAGCAACATTAGGTCTTGATTCAAATGAAACTATTGGCTCAACAACAGTCACTCCAGAAATATTTACTGCTCCAGCTTTAAAAGATGGAAATGGAAACAATATATTAGATGGAAATGGTAATGCACAACCAGACACGTTCACAGGTAAAGGGCAGGGAAATACAAATGTTTTAGGCACTAATTTTCGTTATATAAAAGTTAAATTTGATTTTATTGGGGTAGATAATAATGATTTAGTAAAAGTACAAAGCCTTAAAATTAAAACATTCTTGAAACGTAAAACCGATCAAGGCAGTACAACCGTATCTGCATCAGATAGTCAAGGGACAGGTAAACAAGTTAATTTCACTGAAACTTTTGTAGATGTTGATGCTATTTCTCTTACAATTAGAGGGTCAAGTTCTAGTGCTAAATATGCTATTTATGATTTTGTAGATTCTGCAAATCCGGCAGATGGCTTTAAAGTATTTTTGTTTGATAACAATGGCAACGGTGTTGCTGGAACTGTAGACTTTACTGTAAGAGGTGTTTAAATGACTAACTGGACAAAACCAAGCTTAACAAGCACATATACTGATTTTATTACTGAACTTAAATACAGAGATGAAGTCGTAGGATCTTTATATTCAACAGATCTCTCTCCAGCACCTAGTAATCTACCTTCTGATACTTCAACAGATTGGGGTAAAAGATCAATAAGATGGAACGCATCTAATAGTTATTTTGAACGTAGAAATTCTGCAAATAATGGTTGGGAAAGATTAGAAGGCGACTCTGGAACTCATAAATTTGTAAATTTAGAAGCTACAAATATTACTGGCACAGGATTAGTCTCAGGAGATGATGTATCAGCTACAGATCAACTACAAGCTGGGAGAGTCGATGTTATAGGTTCTACGGCTCCTGCAAATGGTCTGTATTTACCAGCAGCTAATGAAATAGCATTAGCAACAGATAGTACTCCAAGACTAACTATTGAAAGTACTGGTGAAGTAGGCATTGCAAATCAAAACCCAGCATTTACTTTAGACATTATTGGTAGTTTTAGACTGCACAACGGCTCTAATGATTCTCGCATGGAAATAGGACATGGGGGATCAGGAAATAGAAATGCGTATATTGATTTAGTTGGTGATGAAACTTATACAGATTATGGCTTTAGGATTCTTAGACATAATTCTGGGCCTAATACAACTAGCGAATTAATACATAGGGGAACTGGTGATTTTATTTTTGAGGCTAATGAAGCTGCTGATATGTTATTTAAAACATCGAATACGATAAGAGGTGTTTTTGATAGTGCTGGGAATTTTGGTATAGGTAATTTTGATAATCCTAGTGAGTTACTTCATATAAAAAGAACAGATGCTAATGGTACATTTATTAGATTACAAAATAGCGAGGGAAGTGCATATTTAGGTGCTGATGGCGATGGCTTGCAATTAAAAGGTGATACGGTATTTCTAATGTCAGAAGCCGGATCTCAGTATTTATCTTCATCAAACAGTTTATTTGACATTAAAACAGCAGCAAAAGTAAATGGTGATTTAGAAGTTACTGGAAATGAAACCGTAACTGGAAATCTTACAGTTAGTGGTCAAATAAATGCCACTATCTCAGGTGTGTCGAGTGAGGCAACTAAATTAGCAACCCCAAGAAATATAGCTGGAGTTGCGTTTGATGGTTCCGCAGATATTTCATTAAACAATGATCAAATTACTAATGGTGCTGGATATACAACTTATTCTGCTAATCAATCCTTAAATACGAGTAATAGTCCAACCTTTGAGGCTATGACATTAAATGGAGGATTAACTGTTAATGCAAATGATAATAGCTCAACTATTGTTATGGCAGATAGTGATAATGGAAATAGAAGCATACATAATAACTCAAATTATATTGGATTTCTTACACAAGCTGGTGCTTTTGGGTCTTACTGTGATGATAATGGTAACTGGACAGCCATTGGCAACGTAACAGCTTATTCAGACGAGCGTTTAAAAGAAAATATAAAAACTATTCCAAACGCATTAGAAACAGTTAAAAAACTCAGAGGTGTTTCATTTGATAGAAAAGATTTTA